TTGTATATGATCTTCTATAATCTCATCATTTGAAAAGTTTACGTAAAGTTTTGAGTTATTAGATAGATTATATCCTTTAATTAAATTAGCTGCTTTCTCTGCTAATATAGGGTCACTCTTCAATACTTCGCCATTAATAAATAATAATTCTACTGACGGATCACTAACTCTTTGCTTGGCTGTTGGGAATCTAGTGCTTACTGTATGTTCTTGACCAATAGCCATAACACGAGATCTCATTTGTCTATTGGCATCTTGACCACGTTTTTGATTAACTGAGTCTTTATATGCCTGATCAAACTTTTTAGCTTGATATGTTTCTGGTATTTTTAACTCATAAAACATTGCAGCCATTATGCCTCTGGTCGGATGATCAATAAAATAACCAGTTGCACCAGATTCTTTTATCATTCTTTCTTTCGCGGTTGTAATATAAGCAACTCTATCAGCTGAAGCTGTTAAATCAGGTCTTTCTTTATTTAACTCTAGATTTGCTGCATTATTAAAGTTTTCCTCATCTTTTATCCAATCATACATGCCTTCAAATGGCACATCTATTTCGTAAACATTATCACCCAAACCACCTTCAGGATTATATCCATTTGGATCTTCTATATTTACTGCATAGTAACTACGCGCTGGAAAGCCGGGGAATACTCTTCTTCTTTCATCACCACGTATATTAGGATTTGATCTTTGTTGTTCTGGGTCTATGCTTTGCAGGCCCTCTATAGGAGAGAAGTGTGTTAACTTGACTGTCCTTTGCGGAGATAACTCAGGTTTCCTCCCTTTTTCTGGTTGTTGAGTCTGGCCTCGTACCTCTGCCCGTCTTCTTCCATCTCCTTCAACTCCTCGTCTGTCGGCTGTAACATCTCCTGCCTCACCAAGTCGTTCATCTGTTCCAATAATTCTTTCATCTGTTACTCCTTCTATATTTTTAGCTAAACCTTCGCTTTGAACAAAATCTGATAATATAGTTATCTTTTGATCAGCATAAATAGTTTCTTCTGCTTTATTAGTGCTGTTTCTATTTAAATCTCCAACCTTATCACTATAGTTCACCCAAGAGTTTTGTCCTCTTGTTTCTGTAGTCATTGCTAAAGCTGCTAATGGGCTGTACATACGTGAATGTGCCTGCCAAGCATTTTCTTCTCCTCTGGCAGTAAATGTAGCGCCTTCTAAAGCATGACCAAAATAATCATGAACTATTCTAAATAAATCATTATATCTTACATTTCTTCCTTCTATTATTTCACCTGTTTTTTGTAATAGAGGATTTTCATCTATATCTTGCTGTGTTATTGATTCACTGCCAAAGCCATCGTCTGTAGCAAATACCCACATGTGATTATTATCTCTAATATCTTCTAATAAATCTCTTGATCCTTTTGGATATGGATTAGCTTGATCAGGTTTAATAAATTCAATCTTAATTCCTGTTTCTTCAATAAATTTCCATTGTACAAATGTCTCATCTGCCATAGCTTTATAAGCTCTAATCACCTCTGGGTTACCCGGGTCATGTTTTGCTTCATCAAAATCTTTTGCTATTCTTCTTGCTAAATCTTCATTAACTTGAACATAGCTATCTGGCCGCACATTAGGCATGCCTATTGATGCTAAATATTTTGCTTTTACTTGATGTGCTATAGGCAAAGGCCCCACAGAACCTCTGTGTAAATTAGGCAATCTTTCTATAATTACACGAGATCTACGTACCTCTGGCTCTGCTTGTGGCTTTCTATCTCTTCTACCTATTTGTTTTTCAGTTTCCGTTGTCCCTATATTATCAAATATCTGATCAACCTCTGTAAATCCTTGGCTTGTATGTGAGCTAAATATAGACTTAATAAATCTTAGTATTCTATCAAATAAACTCTTTGGTTTTCCTGCTACTTTTAACTTACCATCAGCATAATCTCTGTACATTTCAGCTATAGCTTCTTCAATAATCTCGTTTTCTGGCATACCTGTTGGCTTAAACATATATGCGGCTCTATCGTAATAGGTATATTCTCTTTGTGTGTCACGCCCTTTTATACGTGATACATATTTTCTATTTTTTACTGCTTTCTCTAGCGCGGCATACTCTTGGTCAGTAAAAACATTTAAACTTTTTAATGCATGAATTATCTCATGGTTCATTACACTGCCTAATTTAGCCTGTAACTCTGCATCAGTCATATTTGGATCATAAAGCTCCATAGCCAAAGCAATAATTCTTTTGCCATCTGGTGCTACTTCTTGTATTCCCTCTGTAATTCCTACATCAGTGCCTCTTGCTAAGTCTTCTGTAAGCTGAACCTCATCTATAAGAGGTTTGCCCTCTAATCTAACATCAGATAAACCAATTCTATTTAACTCTGCACGTAAAGCATCTAATACACGCTTTTGTTTTAACTTGTATTCAGGTGTTTCTTTTACCTTTGGCGCTTCATCAAATACTCTTTTAGGAGCTAGTGGAGGCACGATTCTTCTTGCTTGTATTGTCTGCTGTCCTTCAGAGAGCTTATTAGCTTTATTCTCTAATCTAAACGCCTCTAACTGCACATCAGAATATCTTTGCTGTAATCTTTCTATCTGCTGTCTATATGTTTCAAACTGAATAGGATCGTTAACAAAGTTTTCTTGTTCTTTTCTAAGTGAGTTCTCTGTGTCACGTATTTGCTTTGCTTCTTGTGATAAACTTGTAGCCTGTTCAATTATATCTAAATTTATATCTACAGATTGTTTCGGGCTATATTTTCCTCTGCCATCATACTGTAAAACACCTGAGCTTAAATAATCATTTAGTACTTGTTCTGCTTCTTGATTATCAATTTTTGTTTTAAAAACTTGTTGAAATAACTTTTTTGTAGATGCTGTATTTATATTTTTTTGTTTTAAAAGTTTATTTGTAAAATTTCTAATTTGATCTTTTTCTTTAGCCTCTATGTCTGCGGCCTCTATCTCTTCATCAAATGTCTCTGGTCTTTTATTTAATATTGGCTTTTGTGCAAACCTTTCTCTGTCTGCCGCTTCTATTCCAACAACTTCTTCTAACTCTTGTATAGGGACAGGCGCGTCAACAGGAACACCTTTTTTAAGCTGTATTCTTTTTTGTCTTATTTTACTTGCTTCATCTTGTGGCAATGACTCTATTTTTACAGGATTATAGGGTGTCCTAGCCTCTTTAGCAGCATCTAATGTTTCTTGTGTTCTTTTTCTGCCTTGGTTAACGCCAGAATCAGCCACTGCTTGACTTTGAACATCTACTTGATCATTGCCTGTAGGAGGCACAATAATTACATCAGGCACAGATGAGTCTATTGTAGGGCCTTCTATAAGTTTAACATCTTTGTCTTGTTGTGTTTTTAAATATTCTTCTGCATTTTTTAACTTCTCTGCATTTTCTCTGCCTTCAGCCAATGCATCATCATCAAGTTGTTTTTGTTTCTGATCAAACTTTTTAAGTTGTCTACCACGTATGCTATCTAGTATTAAACTTAAAGCAGCACCTGCTCCACCACCGTATACAGCATCGTCATAAGCACTTTGGCCTACCTCCACATCTGGGTTATATATCTGTTGTTCTATTAAATCTTGAGCTAGACCCGCTCCAACTTCCTGTAAACCCTCTGCTGTACCTACTTGTAAAGCTCTTTTAATCCTACCGCCAATGGTTCTAATAGCTTTATCTCTGTCTTTTTTATCTACTTTTTTTAATATTCTAAGTCCAGCGCCAATGCTCTTACTTAAAGCTGCAAAAGGTATAGCTTCTGATGTACCAACAAGACCACTTAATATTACAGCATCACCTTTTTGCTCTGGCGTTATAGTGCCACCTTGTTCTAAAAAGTTTGCTATTCTGTTCATTTGATCTTGTGACTGCACAGCAGCACCTTGTGTTGCAACCGTACCAAAGCCAAGACCTGCAACTGTTTTAGCGCCAGCCCCTGCTAATGAAGCTCCTTTGGCTACAGCTGTACCCGGAACTAAAAAAGATAATAAAGAGCCAAAAGCCTGACCTGATTTACTGTACGCACTATTATTTAAATCAAAATAATCATCTATAGATTCACTAGCACCTCTTGAAAAATCTTGTGCCGCTTTACCTATAGCAGACTCACCGGGAGCTACATCAAATCCTAGTTTTTGGCCTACAGACTCACCTAATGACGCTATGCCTCCGGGTATTTGTGCAAATGATTTAGCAAAACCACCTACTATACCTTTTGGAACATCTATAAGACTGCCTTCTTCTGTATCTTCTACAGGAGTTTCTATTAATCCGCCATCTTGTTGATTAATATAATTTTGTATAAATTGATCTTCTGATGCTGTAGGAGTGTTTCCTGCAATAAGTATCGGGTATACTTTGCCTGTTAAATTACTTCTTACATTAATAGTACCCATTAACTACCCTTTATGATATAGCAGTTGCTACAGGTAAATCTACACCATACTCACCTAACAATTTAATAAAATATTGTTCTTGAGCTTTTAATCTGTTTTCTATTTCAGGATCTAGCTCTGGTTTAATAAACGATAAATCACCGGGCTTTCCGTATAACTGCTCTCTTGTTTTACTTAAACTAGATAAAATATCTTTTGCAGTTAATTTACCTTTTTTTCTACCTGATGCTAACTTTGCTCTAGCATTTATTAAGTCTATAACACCCTCTGAATATCGTTTATTTGCTTCTCTAAATGCATCTAATCCTTTCATGCCACCTTCTCCAATAGCTTGAGCCAAAGGCTTATCAGAACTTAATATACCTAATCCAGCTTGAGCTATAGCTAAATTTCTATCTAAGTTTCTTCCTCTTTGTAAACCTTTTTGCAGATCTATTATTTGTTGCTCTATACTGTCTGTTGTTTGTGGACCGGGTATATTTGGTAATATTGTATATCCTTTCCCACCTTGCTGACCAGCTTGATTGTTATTTTTATTATCTTTTGTATCTACATCTTCTGATATATTTTCTACATCATCATCTACTGGTAATTTTGCTTTATCTTTTTCTTCTAATTTTTTTAATATATCTGCTGAACTTCTTCCTGTACCAGCAAATCCATTAGATGCTTTAATTACACCACCCTCTGCCATAACTTGTGGCTGCACTTGCCCAGCATAAGAGCCTAGTCCAGCAAGCATGTTTCTACCTAACACATTTCTTATATTTGGCCTAGGAAATCCCTTTCCTCCTCTGCCTCTTTGAGGTCTAAAAGGGAAAGGAAAAGGTCTTCCCGGATCTGGGAAAGAAGGAGTTATAGGCCTTGGCGTTATAGGCATAGGCGTTGGTTGTTCTACAGGAACTGGAGTAGGGGCAGTGGTTTGAGGATTACCTGCATTCTGCATATCTTGTAGTAATTTAGCATTTTGCAAAGAAACCCCTTGTAATTGTTTTAAAGAATCAGCATTTGAACTCACACTTTCTGCAATGCCCTCTATCAAACCACCATTTGCATAAGACTCAACTTCTCCACCTGTTTTCATTGTTTTAGGCATCATTGCACCTATACCACCAGATTCTACGCTTGCAGGAGCCATAGCTTCTGACATGCCCATCATTCCTGACTGAGGTACGCCAGCAGATGCTACAACTTCTTCAGCTACTGTTGGTTGTTGTTGAGCTTGTCTTGCAGCAAATTCACCTTTAACTCTCTTTCTTCTGTTTAGCTCTGATAAAACAAGAAACTGTGGTGCATTACCACTAGGCCGTTGCATTTCTTTTATTAACTGGTCTTCAGAAAAATTTTTTAAATCATCTTGTATTTGTATAACATTCATCATCAGCCTGTTATCCCTCTATATAAACCAAGTCCTGCAATACCTGTACCTAATAAATCTTTAATAGGATCATATTGTTGAAATTTAGTTGTCTCTGTTGATGGTTGAACTGGAACCCCACGAAGTATTGAGGATAAAAATGTTAAATCTTCTCTAGGCATATCTCTTTGTCTAATAAAGTCTTCATATGCTATGTCTAATCCTGCCTGCTCTCTTGCCTGCCTATCTTTTGCTATCTTTTCTAATAATTGTGCAGCCTCAATATCTCCTGCTCTAGCCTTTTCACCCAATGCAGCAAGTTGTGCTGATTGTCCTGATAAACTCTCTGCTGCAGATAGGCCTTGTCTTTCTGCTGCTAATCTAGCCTCTCTATCTCTTTGAAACTGTTGTTGAGCTTGCTCAAATGCTTTTTGCTGACCCACTGCCTGTATTTCTGCAAGTTTATCTTGTAGACCTTCTCCTGCAAGAGCTTGTGCAACAGCTGATCTTGAGCCACCAAAAGCTCCTGCTTTTACTGCGTCTGCATCTCTGCCTGCTTGCGCTCTATTAAAATCTAAAATAGCCTGTTGTTTTTGCACATCTAATACATTTTGCAAATATGGTGACATATACTGTTGCGCTTGTTCTGAACCAAAATCTTGTGACTGAAATCCTAAACCTTGTATCGCTCTACCCATGCCTGCTGTGGTACCTGCTGTAGCTTGCCCTATTCCGGGTATACCGCCCTCTGCTGCTGCTCTAGCTATTTGTCTTGATCTTGCTGTATCTGTATTTTCATCAGCTAATCTTTGTCCTTGATAAGGTGTGTACTCTCTTTTAGATTCAGCTTCCGCTCTTTTTATCATGTCTATAGCATAAGGTTCAAAATATTTAGGCAGTGAACTTTGTACTATATTTTGTTCTGTTGGTTGTGATGGCGCTCTTGATCTTCCTTTACCCATTATCTATCTCCATACGATAAGCTATATATTCTGGTTTCCATTTGTATTTTTTTAATATTTTCATCCATGCTTTTCTTCCATATCCCTCTAAATGACTACATCCACAATCACTAGCAAAACTAATTAATCTATTCATAACTATAGGCAACCATTCAGTCATTCTTCTTCCGCCTACCCAGTCCATTGCCATTGCTTTTCTACTAGGATATTCTATTATTCTTGTTGTTATAGCAGCTATCACTTTCTCATCTTTTTTATTATCTATTACTAACCAAAGATTATAATATCCCTTCGTTAAATCTTCATAAATATCATCTATATGATACTTACCTTCGCTTGTCTCTATGGCTTTATTTAACATTCCGCTAACATCAGCCCAAACTATATCTACAGCCTCACGAGGCACTGCTGTGCATATCATGCAGGCAACATCATCTCATCTGGAATATCAGGTGGTTGAGCTTTACCTCCAGTTCTAAGTTCTCTCACCCTATCCATCATGTCTTCTAGTTTGTTTGCACCTGCATCAGATGAACCATTACCTATGCCACTTACCACATCAGCAGGAACTACAAACTCACCATCGCTTAAAAGAACATCTTGATCACCTTCTAGGTTCGCAGGTATCATGTCATCCATTCCATCTCCTGCTCCTTTTACCATTCCATCACCTTCACTAGGTACTTGAGGTATTTCGCCAGATTGAACTTTTTGCACTAAGTCTTGCAAGGCTTCTTGACCAAACTCTTGTACAAATTGTGCTAATATTACTCTTTGTTTGTCTGGTTCTATAATTTCACCTTGAAGAACATCTATTGCACTACTAATTAACTCTTTATCATTCATACCTGTATCAGTCATGCCTCCAATACCAGCATCCATTGGCATAACATCAGACTCTAGGTCGCCGCCTTCAGCATAATTTTTAGGTATTCTATAATTAAATTCACCTAATTTACCTGCATCATATCCCATCTCTGGAAATATAGATGTGTTTTTAATAGGCATGCCTCTTGGCATTTCCTTATCTTCTTCTTCTTTTTTAAATTTTGGTGGTGGCATCATTGCATCAGCTGCTAAACCACCGATACCTGCACCAATAGCTTCAGGTCTTGTTAATTGTGACATAAATGTTTGAGTTCCAGCTACATTTGGTGGCAGTTGTGTGTGTAATGCAGAATCCATTCCCGGTCCAAATGGAGATAATTGTGATGTAACATCTGATGTGCCTCCAAATCCCGGCATTGAGCCTCCAGCTATATTTTGTCCACCAGCTCCTGCCATTTTTCCACCTAAAAATCCACCAAGACCACCTAGAGCAGCGCCTCTTAAAGCATCTTCTGTATCACCGCCTTGCAATAATGATCCTAATCCACCACCTATTGCACTTGCAACCATAGGGCTTAATGATAATCCAAGACCCGCTGGACCTAGTATCGCTGGAGCTGCTAAACTCAGTATCGCTGATAACATTTTACTCTCCTACCGCTTTCATTCTTTGAACTAATCTTTCTGCTCTATTTGTTACTTGTGTATACCACTTGCTTGATTTCATTTCTTGGCTTGCACCAGACCAGTTCTTTTTTTCTATATTTGCTTTTAGTTTACGAAATTTACTCATTCTTGTGAACCCCATATTAAACATCATATTGCATAAAATATGTTGCACCTCTTCTGGTAAATCATCAAAACCTTTAACCCATCTTTGGCAATCAGACATACAAAGAGCAATATCTTCTGCAAACACAGTATTTACTCTTCTTCTAGAAACAGGTGTATCTACAGCAAATCCGTGTTCTACGTCTGTCTTTTTTACCAAATGCCCTATCCCAAAGGTCAAGTATCCAAGATGATCTTTGTATATTTTCATGACGCATCCCTCGTCTGCGGCAATCTCTTCCCTCAAAACATCTATATTCATATTTTTGCCTCCTTGCTAAATATTCTGCTACATAAACCCAAAACATTATGTTTTCTTCTTTTTCTTTGCTTTACTAGGTATCAGCCCTTTGTTCACAGCTCTTGCTCTTTCACTAAAACCTAATTTTTGTTTCTTCGCTAGTTTTCTTCTTATTGTGTATAATCTTGCTACCATATCAAAACTTTACGTAAACTTTTTCTTTACTGTCATTTTAGCTCTTGCAAAATTTTTAGCAGTAGGAGCGCCTTTTGATCCCTTTTTCTTCATCTTTTCGCCACTTCCTGCTTTAATTCTTTTTCTTTTAGCGTGTATGTTTTTATATAAACTCATAACATGTATCCTTAAATGCCTAAATAAATCCTGCGTTATTTTGTTAAACCCTTTTGCTTTTCATATGTCCTAAGTCCTCCGATTCCGAGCATGCCGCCAAGAACAGTAAGGAGTGTACCCATGTCAAATTCAGGCAATTCTGGTAATTCAATACCACCTATAGCACACCCAAATATAATTAAATCTTTTAAAATAAAGTGGTATAGAAAAGCGATCGCGCATGTCCAGCCAACCGCTGGCCTCCAGCCGCCCTTAAATAATGAGCCACTAGCGGCTTCTGCCTTGTTTACTTCTATTTGAGCCATAGCCAATTGTTGAGCATGTTTCTCAGCCATAGTGCTTAACTCAAAAGCAATCTTATTCTTTGTGTCCTTGTCTTCTATAAACTTGCCTAACAGCTTTGTAGCTGGGCCTATAAGCGCTTGTATCATTACCACAACCTCATTTGCTTGTTTACATTTACTAATTTACAATAACAATCATATTTCTGAGTTTCTTCGCCAATCTTAACAGTCTGATTAGCTAATCTATCTTTAAAATATGTACAATTATTTACATTTGACATATGCAATTGTCCTGCTGGATTGCCTGCTAAATAACATAATAACACAAAAGCTGGTTTCATGTTACCACCTTTACTGTCCCACTGTCGTTGTATAGAGCGCCTGTTTCTAGTCCGGTAGCAGATGTAGGCAAATCTGTTAAAGTTATTTTTGTAGCTCTAAGCTCACCGGGATTTCTTTCTTGTACAATAAATGTTTGTAATGTTCTTACTAAATCTTCCATATACCTTCTGTCTATCTGTGCTGGAGGCTCCGGTAATCTTGGCGGTGGTAAATTAACTGATGCCATTATCTTTTCCCATCTTCTCTTATATCTATTCTAGGTGTTCCCATTTTAAATTTACAACCTAATGCAGTTGATGCAAGTTTTATTGCAAAAGACCTGCCTCTAATTCTATAATCTAATTTTTCTGTATACTGCTCAACTGGACTTGTTGCTGTTCTAGATGTTGTTCCATCTCCAGTTTGTAAAAAATCAGAACCCGGAAAATCTCTTGCTTTTACTGTGAATGTAGCATTTGGAGAGCTTCCTGTAACAGATCCTGTAAAAGTTAAATCAGGTATTACTCTTCTTATAGATAAAAATTTATCTCCGTCACCTATATCCATAACAGAAGATTCTACAAATGCAGACATTGCGCTTGAATCATCATCAAAGCCAGATTCGTGGTTGAATAAATAAGAACTACCTGCGGCAATAGGAAACGTTCTAACTCCTCTATCTATCCATGCGGTTCTGGTTAATGTTCCGTAATACCACACCTGCTCAACATAATTCCAAATTACATATTTATTGTTTTCAGCAGAGTCAGCAGATGGATAAAACCACCAAACTTCCCCAAACTCTGAATTAATTCCTGCAACTACTTTATCTCTTTCTTCTAAATTAAAATCTAAAAACACTTTGTCTTTTACTGTGCAAGGCAGTTGTTGTGTTTGACCAGCATGAGTATAAAAGTTATCTATTCCCATCCAATACACAACATCCTCAGTTGCTATAGCTGACGCTGGTGACATAATAGTGATATTAGATGCAAGCTGTGATATACCAAATGTAAATGGAGGTCCTATAAACTGCATTGAGTGTAAAGATTTATCCGTATAAACTAATATCTCTCTTTTTGTCTCAACAGCTTGTACAAATGTTGAGCCTGCACCTAATCTTAAATCTCCTGCTGTGTTAGTTGTAGTTGGAAACCAGTCCACTGGATCTTCCTGACTACTAAATCTTATAAGCAAAGGATCTTGTACACCATTGCCTTGAGCAGCGCTACTACTAGAATTAATAGCATCACAACCAAAAGCTATAACATGACGGTCAATATCTGAAACTAATACCTGTTTAGCAACAGTAGGAACACTTTTTTCTCCACTAAATAAACTTGTAGCACTTAACTCCACAGCTCTAGCACTTGTTCCATCTGTTTTGTCCCAATAAAATATTCCGCTATCTCTAGGATTAATTATTAAATCTTCTCCAAAATTATCATGTGACCAAGTTCGTATTTGAGCGCCCGGAACTGTTACACTAGCCGCATCACCCCAGCCAACAAAATCATCAGAGGCTGATGCATTTCCTACTATTAAAAATACAGTCGTTCCATCTGCATGAGTTGCTGCTGCTGTTCCCTCTTGCGCTCTTGTAACTGTAAGGTCATTTGTTGAAACATTAGTAACTTTTAATATTTCTTCTTCTATTAAAAGAAAATCATTAGCTACTATTTGATGGCCCGGGTTTGAGCTTGTTACTGTTAATGTTGTATCTGAATTAGTATAAGTGCCTCCTTCATTTATTGTTGTAGACACAGCTCCACTAGTAGTTCCTCCGTATTGACCTGCACCAAAGCCAGTTCCACCAACTGTGTTATCTAAACCTGTGTTAATTTGATATGTGCCAACTACGCTACTACCACCATTACCACTATCAGATGAATTAGCTGTTACACTTAAAGTAATCTCATATTGACTGGAAGAAACAAATCTTGTTATTTGATGTTCTGCATTTAATATTGCTGCTGTTATATTACCACCTAAACTTGAAGCACCAGAAAAAGTTACAAAATCATTAGCAATTGCACTATGTCCTGCATCTGTTACTGTTACTATTGTGCTATCATTAGCCCCATCTCCAGTAGAATCAAAGTTAGCACTTTCTGATGCAGAAAAAGTTACTTCTCCAGCACCTGTGGTGCTTCTGATAGGAGTGATATCATTAAACTGCTGACCTTCTTCAATATAATATTTTAAATGACTTCCAACACCTAAAAAGTCAGATCCATCTAATGCAACCCAGTTATGTAGTCTTCTTGCTGACCCTTGATATGTATTAGAGCTATACTTAGACCATCCACCTAATTTTTCTGGATAACCATTTCTAAATCTAATTTTATCTCCATCAACGTATCCATTTTCATTACTTAAAGAAGTTATGTCTCTATTTATTCCGGGTTTAAATTTTAAACTTGTATAAGCCATTAAAAAGCCTTTACTGAGTTTGTGCCAGTATGGTTATCCACATTGACAGTTGTTGAAGAGGTTTCATTTAATCCAACAGAAGACAGAGGATCGCCACTATTATTTGTATCTGGAAATGTGCCTGTGATGTCAAATGATCCATCTTGAGAATCTCTAGTTACAACACCTGTGCCACCAGCAGCAACAGCAGTACTTGGATATGGATCATCTCCAGACAATGTAATTGTATGACTTGTATTATTTGTAAAAGTAAACTGTCTACCAGTAGATGTTGTAAAAACATCCACATTTTTAATTTGGTTAAAAGCTCCACGACCACCTATGATTGCTACAACTGCTGCTCCATTGGTCTGGTTAATAAATATTTCAATATCAAAATTACCAGAGTTACCATTATTAACACCTACTAAAGCATTCACCCATTTCATATAACGATAACTGCCATATACTTGATTTTCAGTTGGTCGCTTTGAAGTGCCTCCATCAAATGTGCTTGTGCCTCCTGTACCCCCCGGCGTTGCTGGACCAGAAATACGACCACTAATTGGAGTTCCGTCTTCTAAGAAAGCATGACTAAAAGACATACCAAAATCTGAACGATCTATATTATCTAAATCATTTCCACCAAACTTAGTGGCATTAGCTGTAGAATAGTAAGTCCCACTCACCATTCGACTTACATTGCCACCAGTTTTTGGACTATATACAGTATCAAAACCATCTCCAAAAGCTGTGCCACTACCTGCGTTTCTGTTGTCATCTATAAGTTGCTCTGTAAAAGTATGACTTGTTGAAACAGCCAATGTTGAATTACCAGCGGTTGCAATAGTTGTTGTCCCAGTATTCGTTGTATCGGTCACTGCACTTGTAAATGTTTTTAATGTAGACTGAACATTGCCACTACCTTTTAATTCAACTGGAACACCAGACGGACAATCTACATTAAGAGGTGATCCAGCATCATTAGTTATATTATTACCATTTGTATCAATAATAACTTTTTTATGATTAGCATTTTCAGTTAGTGTTAACTGCCCTGTAATATTATCAGTCAATTTGAATAATTGTATAGGCATAGCTATTTTACTACCAGCAGCTGTAGTTAAGCTCCCTGCTGCATTTATCTCTGTAAATCCTACGTTAGATACTAAAGGTACAGACATCTCTCACCTAAAATTTAACTGTTTCTGAAAAAGAAAAACCTGTTCCATTAAATATTCCTATTCCTAAATCAGTACTACTGCCTAAAGACAGCCCAGAAGATGTTACTGCTCCGTTATTTGTCCAATCAATAGTCATGCTATTTGCAGATGTTGTTTTATCAATTATAACATATTGACCAACTACTAAATTAGTTATTGCAACCCTTACTGTTTGACTACCGCTAGATACTGTAAGGGGCTGATATACAGATGTAGGGCCTCCGGGAGTAACTGTTACTGTTCCAGATACAGTTAAAGCACTTTTTGCTTCTACTAAGTTTTTATTAACATAAGTACTTAAATCAGTTACAGCAGCCTGCACCATTGTTCCGTCATCATTTACAATAAGTCTATCTGCATCGGCTATTGTTGTTGCGGTTGCTGAAGTTCCGCCATCAACTATATTTAACTCTGCTGCTGTAGAATTTACTTTTGCACCACCAAAACTAAATCCATCTAATAAGTCAGTTACTTTAGCACCCGATCCTGCACCATCTGCAAATATAATCCCTTTTGCCCCAGCAGGTATAGATGCATTTCCACCAGATCCTTGAGTAAAGGTTGCAGTTTGATTTGTGTTATTATGCACAAAATAAACTTTATCTTGACTATTTGGATCTATTGTAATTGTATTTTCTCCAGATGGTGATCCACCTAACACTAAAACTTTAGCACCACCCTCAGACAAAACTCCATTTGTTGTGGTTAATGTGGTTGTTGTTCCAGATAAACTTATAGCTTGAACGCCATTAACAGCCCTGTCTATAATATCAAAGTTTAAGTTGGTTGTTGTTCCCCAAGTTCCAGCCTGTTCACCAGAACCTATTTTTTCTATTCCTAAATTTAATGTGTAAGAACTTGGCATATATTCCTCTTTAATTTATTTCTGTATAAGTTTCTGCACCAGTTGGCGTTATTT